TGCCCCGCGCCGGCTGGATTACACCCGTGCCGGGGGGCGTCGGCCCGATGACCCGCGCCTGCCTGCTGGAAAACACGCTGTATGCTGCAGAAACCCTGCACGGTTAATAACCAGGCGTACTGAAAAAGCCCTGCCTTATCGCAGGGCTTTTTATTGGCCGCAATAAACCCTGTTTTTTCTTAGTTTTTAAGCACTTTCGTCCGGTTCTAGAAGAACATTCGACAGTTTCTAATCCATACTCCTAATATTAATTTTGTGTATCACAAGGTTTTACAAAGTAGTCTGGCCCAGCAAACACGGGGGTCTGGCTACTTTGGGAAACTCACCAACCTCCAGATAAACACGGGTAGTGGTACAGAAATTGGTACGAGATCCGATCCCTCCCCCGGCGTCCTGCCGACCGAGCAAAAGCCCCTACTTGCAAGCAACCGACCACAGCTGATCGAGCTTCGTAGTGTAACTCTGGCTCATCATTTCCCGGCGCATCCCCCAGTCGGGGTTCGTGGGCACACTCGCCGACCGCAGTGTCCCTCTTCCCCACCTGTCATTGATCTGATCCAGCACGGTCATCACTCTGGTCGCCTCGGTGGGCTGAGATACCGCGAATAGATCATCCGTGTACTCGCCTGGGTTGCACAGGCTGAGCAGCATCACCTCGGCCTTGCTGTATTTGAATCCAGGCCGGTAGATGTGGTCGACCGCATCGACGGCTGCCTTTGTCAGCAGCCGTACGTCATCGGTGGGATACGGCAGATCCACAACCACTCCATTTGCGTACTTGGCCTCTTCCGGATTGAACATGCCCGTTCGGATGCAGACACGCACTTTCTTGCACAGCGAGCCTTGGGCGCGAAGCTTTTCGGAGGCCCGCATCATGTAGGTGGCCAGCGCTTCTTTGATCGGCGGCAGCTCGGTGAGTCGCTTGCCGAACATCCGACTGCAGCAGATCTCCTGCTTTGGCGGGTCGGGCTCGTCCAGCTCTAGGCACGAAGTACCTGCCAATTCACGAGCGGTCTTCTCGATCACCACGCTAAACTTCTTGCGGAGCGTCCAGGGATCGGCCTTAGCCAGGTCCATCGCAGTCTTAACGCCCATCGTGTCCAGATGAAGCTTCATCTTCCGGCCGACACCCCACACCTCCGAAACGTCGGTGTTGCGCAATACCCAGTCACGCTTCAGCGGATCGGTGATATTCACGACACCGCCGGTCTGGGCCTGCAAGCGCTTTGCAGTGTGGTTGGCCAGCTTGGCTAGGGTCTTGGTGTGAGCGATTCCGACCCCCACCGGGATTCCGGTGCACTGAAAGACCCGGGCACGCATTTGACGGCCGAGGGCGTCCAAGCCTTCGATACCGGTCAGATCGGCGAAGGCCTCATCGATGCTGTAGATCTCGACGGCGGGCACCATGCTCTCGATCAGCGTCATGACTCGCTCACTCATGTCTCCGTACAAAGCGTAATTTGAGGAAAACGGGACAATGCCGTGCTGCTTAAGCTTGTGCTTGATCTGGAAATACGGTTCGCCCATCTTGATGAACGGCTTCGCGTCGTAGCTGCGGGCGATGACACAGCCGTCATTGTTGCTGAGCACTACGATGGGCACCTTCGCCAAGTCGGGACGGAACACACGCTCGCAGCTTGCGTAAAAGCTGTTGCAGTCGATTAGTGCAAAGACAGGTGCCTGCTCAGACATGGCTGCGCACAGTGCTGGTAATCACGCCCCAAATCGACAGTTCGTCGCCCTCCAAAATGTACCGCGCCGGGTATTTCGGGTTCTCCGACAAAAGGATCACCTCTTTTCCGCGCTTACACAGACGCTTGCAGATAGGGTCATTATTCAGCAGCGCCACCACCACGTGCCCGTGGGCCGCCTCAATAGATCGATCCACGACCGCCAGATCACCCTCAAAAATTCCCGCGCCCTGCATACTCTCGCCCGTGATGGCGATCAGATAGACGTGCGGCGCCCTGATGTTTAAGACCTCATCCAATGAGATGTGCTGCTCTATGTGATCGGCTGCAGGTGATGGAAAACCTGCCGGCACCCGAAAAGAGCAGAAGGGCAGCTTCGTACCCCCTTCGGATATCGGACCTAAAATGGTAAAGCTCATGGCGCCGCCTTCTACAGACACTGTATGAACATACAGTTAACTTTGCAGCCGGCTTGCGGTCAATTTTTCTGTAGGGGATTTCGACAGACGGAGATTTACATATGTGCGGGAGGATTTCGCAGTACAGCGATATTAGGGAGTACGTGGCGACACTAGGCATGACGGGCGTCTTTGCGAACTCTGTCGGCGAGCTGCCGCTGGAGCGCTACAACGTAGCACCATCCACGCCAGTCGCCGTGCTTCACCTGCAAGGCGATCTGCTACAAGCCGACCATGTGCGCTGGGGATGGCGACCGCACTGGGCCAAGGAACGTGCCGCGCCGATCAATGCCCGCGTCGAGAAGGTGGCTCACGGCCCTTTCTTCCGGGCGATCTGGCCGCACCGGGCAATCACGCCCATCAACAATTGGTTTGAATGGGTGGAAGAAGGCGGCTCCAAGAAACAGCCCTATTTAATACGTCGGCGGGACGGGGCGCCCGTGCTGTGCGCTGCAATTGGCCAACTGCCAGACGCGGACGAAGACCATGGCGAGCATTACGGCTTTGTGATCATCACCGCCGACAGCTACGGTGGCATGGTGGACATTCACGACAGGCGCCCGGTAGTGCTGACGCCGGACCTGGCCCGTGAATGGTTGGACCCGGTCACGACTAAGGAGCGCGCGGAGCAGATGGTGCTGCATCAGGGCGAACCGGCCGAGGTTTTCGAATGGTTCAAAGTGAGTGTGGATGTTGGTAACGTGCGAAACCAAGGCGCTCTACTCATTCAACATGCGCGCTGAACCGCATGCGAACCTGATGGAACCGCTAGCGTCCCGCCTCCCAATACATAGGCCCCCAATGAGCGTAAAAGCATTTGCTACCCAGCTTTTGAATTCTGTTAAAGAGGTTAGAACGAGCAGTGAAACACTTCAGTGCGACAACCTGATTTCATACCTTGAGCAAGTTATCGCTACTGACCCCGGCGCCCTGAGTCCTGAGCAAGTTATCGCTACTGACCCAGGCACCCTGAGTCCAGATCAAATTGAACATCTTAAGGCCCAGCTTCAACTCATGGTCGAAAGGGAGAAAAGCAGTCATGCCTCTGACCTTGAGATGTTCCGAGCGGTGATTCAGTCAGGGCAAAACGCCGTCAAAACTGCCCTTCTGATGAATGGCGGTGCGTCAGTTGCGCTGCTTGCCTTCATTGGAAAACTAACTGAAGAGCAACACTCTCGAATCCCTCCTTTCGCTGACGCTCTGGCAATCTTTGTCGCAGGCGTATTTGCCATAGTTGTAGCATCGGGCTCTACCTACCTGAGCCAGTGGTTTTATGCCGGGTCTGAAACTTGGAAGCAGCGTACGGGGCTGGGTTTCAACATATTGTCCATCCTTCTTGGCCTAACTTCCTATGGCCTTTTTGTATGGGGAATGCGCACAGCTTACGCAGCGTTTATAGCGTTCTCATAATTCTGAATCATTTGCTTGCAGTAACCTCCCGCACGTAAGCCTGGCAGGCCCGTAGCGCGATCAATCCTTGGTCCCCGGTGTTGGTGATGGCGATAATTCGTTGAGCATGCGCCGGGTCAAGTTGGGCTCGACGGGCTGCATGAACCACGCCGACGGCGACGGGGGTGTTAGGCACGTTGCAGCTACTGGCTGGATCCTCGGCAAGGAGGACTGACAGCCGGACATCAGCAGTAGCAAGCTGGTCACGCAAGCGAGCCTGGTTGCGCTGGGCATCGGATAATTCCTTGGTGTGTTGTTGGTCGGCGGTGGCCAGGGCCTGCTCGGTGGCCAGGCGCTTGTCCTGTTCAGCGAGGGCCAGGGCAGTGGCGGCATTGCTGATGGTGATTAGGTCCGTTTTAAACTGACCCGCCTGCTCGGCGAGCTGCTTGCCTATCCGCCAGTCCTGCACTTGCCAGGCGCCGCCAAAACCGATGGAAACTGCAAGCACGATTGCGGCGATAATCTGCCCGGGCGTCATGCCAGCACCTTCAGCGCCTTGTCGTACAAAAACTGGCGGTCAGCCTGGCCGTTGACCCCACCATTGATGCGGCGGGTTATCCGCACGAACTCGCCCTCATCCGCAAGGGTGTTCAACCCACGGGTAGACCAGAACCATGCCGCCGACATCGTTGCGTACTGAGGCTGCTCCAGCAGCGTGGGTTGACTGACCAGGTCCAGGCCCAACGCCTCACCGCAGGCCACATAATTCGCGCGGCCGGTAATTTGGATGAGGCCCCGGCCCCGGTACTTGGCGCCGTCGCCAGGTACAGTGTTGCCCAGATCCGCACGCCCCTCGTAACCAGACTGCTGAGCCGTAGGCCCCCAGATCTCGCGCACGTACCGCAACTGCCCCGACTCGTGACCGACCTGGGCAATAAACGCTGCAATGCGCAGGCGATTGACGATGCCGTACTTGCTCATCGCCGTATTCAGCACAGGAACAAAAACGCCGGCTTGGCGGCCGGCGTTCGGGAGGATCTGCAGCAACTGCTGCTGAGTAATTGGCATACAAGCTCCTAACGTGAATAGCCGCACGAGACGGGTATGGATGGTGCAAAGAGTCGCTACGCCAGGCTGACAACCTTGACGGGCTTCGCGGCTTTCTTCGGCTTCTTGCCCTTGGCTTTTGCTTTGCCCTTTTTGCCGCCGTTGCACTCGACGGTGGTCGACCAGCCGGCTTGGGTGAATGTCTGCTCCACGGAATCCACCAGATACTCGCCATCGAGCCCCACCTTGAAGCCCTGGGCGTTGATTGTGCGCTCCGCGAAAAGATCCGTGCGCCCGACCATTTCCAGGCGCACGCCGGCGGTGGAGCGATTGAATGCAGCCAAGCGCGCTTTAGCCGCTGACTCGGCGGCGGTTTTGTTCGGGTGAATATGGCGGTCGGTGTGTACTGCCGGAAGGCCGTCCGGCACGTCGTCGTTGTCCAGGGACACCACCGATAACGTGCCCGTCTTTTTGTCCTGATGCTTGGCCGCCACCGTCTTGTGTGCGTTACGGTCGCCCAGGCGAAACTGCCAGCGGCTTACGTCGCTGCGCGTGATCGTTATGGCGCCAATAACCCTGCCGCTGGCACTCAGGCCCGCTTGGCGCTGCATCACCATCAACTTGCCGTCGCCCACCTTGGCGGTGCAGTCGTATTGTTTGGCCAGGCGCGTGACAAAGCTGAAATCAGATTCGTGGAGCTGGTCAGCCCGGGCGACTTTCGTAGCGATAATGCAGGCTGGCGTCCAGCCGTTACGGGCCGCAATATCGGAAACGATTTTCGACAGCGGCACGTCTTCCCAGCTACCGCTACGGGTGGATTTGCCGGTGCCGCGCATGTCGCTGGCCTTGCCCCGAATAACGATAGTGTCCGGCGGGCCGGAAACCTCGATTTCATCGACCACATAGCGCCCCAGGCGCACCAGGGACGTTTCGGCATAGCCCAGGTAGACCTCGATCCCGGCGCCGCGCTTGGGCAGCGTTACCAAGCCGTCGCGGTCATCAATGCGCAATTCAAACTCGTCCGATTCCATGCCGGGCTTGTCCGTGGTGCGCAGCAGCAAAAGCCGATCGTTAATCAGCGACGTAATGTCGGAACCGTTCGCGACGATTCTAAATTGAGGAGTCATAGGGCATTGGCCAATAAAAAACCCGCACTGGGCGGGCTCTAGGGAACGGAGGCGTTACGCATAAAGGAACAAGGGCGCAGCCGATAGAACTGGATCAATCCCACAAGGCCACTTGCTCATCCACAGGGCCTGGCAGATCCGGCAAGACAATCACCACGCCAGCACGGTAAGGCTGATCCTCGTCCGCCAGGCCCTGATTGGCCGCAAGCACTGCCTCAACACTGCCCACCAGATGGCCATAGAAGTTATGGCAAATGGTATCGAGCAGATCCCCGTCAGATGTTCTGCATGTCGTCGCCATAGCGCACAA